GGCGTCGGCGGCGGCACCACATTCCTGCAAGCCAAGACCGCCAACGAGGTGATGAAGGCGCAAGAGCGAAGGCTGCGGCTGCAAAAGCTCAAGGGCGAACTGGTCGACAGGTCGCGGGCGGAAACGCTGATGTTCCGGCTGGCGCGGGATGAGCGCGATGCCTGGGTGACATGGCCCGCCCGGGTCGCGGCGCTTGTGGCGGCCGATCTGTCGGCCTCGTGCAGCGAAGCGGCAGGTCAGCAGATCACAGTAGAGCCTGCCACGATGCAAAAGGTCCTAGAGAAACATATTCGCGTCCACCTCGACGAACTCGCCCAACCTCGGGTCACACTATAAGGAGTTGCCCCCTTGTTCTTGTCGCAATATTACGGGTCAGGAAAGCGTCAATGTCGCGAAAAAGAAACCAACACAAAACAAGGCGATGAGAGCAACTCCCGCTAGTATCCGGCCATAGGCAATCGCCTTTCGATACGCACGGGCGAAAAGTTCGCTTTCTGACTCATCTGAAAGCACGCTTGCGCGATCCTGGTATTCCCGGCCGACTCGTGCAACCAAAACAAAGAACAGGAACAGGATTCCCGCCATTGATACCGTGGCCAACAACGCAATAGTTCGCAGCGCTTCTTTGCTTGCTAGATCGACGGTGTCGGCGCGAACGAAGGCTGCCGTGGCCGCAATAAGCGCAAGATACATCGTAATTATCGACACAAAAAGTGTCAGCAAATATTTCAATAGATCAAAGCAGTGATCGAGAAACTTGATCTTCAGGTTTTCCGACATGCAAGAGACTCCGACGTCAGGCTGAAAGACGACCGGTCTGATCGTAGCTGCGGACCTTCCAGAAACCAAGCTCTTGATGGACTGTGCTCCCAAAACCGCCATTCAGAAGTCCTGGAAAAACATGTCCGTGCCAAACTCGACGATCTTGCCGAGGTCAAACCCGATCTCCGGTGATACCGACGATATGCTGGATTTCGATGGCGCGGCAGAGATCCTGCGCGCCTGGGCTGCTGGGCTCACGCCAGATCCAGACCTCACGGTTTCGGAATGGGCCGACCGGCACCGGATGCTCTCGGGCCGCGCCTCCGCCGAGCCGGGGCGCTACCGCACAGCGCGCACGCCCTATATGCGCGAAATCATGGATGCGCTGTCACCGGCCAGCCCGCACCAGCGGGTGGTGTTCATGAAGGCCGCGCAGGTCGGCGCCACGGAAGCGGGCAACTGCTTCATCGGCTTTGTCATGCATCACGCGCCGGGGCCGATGCTGGCTGTCCAGCCGACGGTGGAACTGGCCAAGCGCAACTCGCGCCAGCGGATCGATCCGCTGATCGAGGAAAGCCCGGAACTGCGCGAGCGGGTCAAGCCAGCCCGGTCGCGCGACGCGGGCAACACGATGCTGTCGAAAGAATTCGCGGGCGGTATCCTGATCATGACCGGGGCGAACTCGGCGGTGGGACTGCGCTCGACCCCGGCGCGCTACATCTTTCTCGACGAGGTCGATGCCTATCCGGCTTCGGCTGACGAGGAAGGCGATCCGGTCAGCCTCGCCGAGGCCCGCTCGCTGACCTTCGCGCATCGCCGCAAGGTGTTTCTGGTCTCGACGCCGACGATCCGGGGGCTGAGCCGGATCGAGCGCGAATTCGAGGCCAGCGATCAGCGCCGCTATCATGTGCCGTGCCCGCATTGCGGCCATGTGCAGTGGCTGAAGTTCGAGCGGCTCCGCTGGGACAAGGGCCAGCCGGACACGGCGGACTATCATTGCGAGGGCTGCGACGCCCCTATTGCCGAGCACCACAAGACGGCCATGCTGGCGGCAGGCGAATGGCGGGCGACCGCCGAGCCCGAAGACCCCGGCACCGTCGGCTATCATCTCTCCGCGCTCTATTCGCCGGTGGGCTGGCTCGGTTGGGCCCGGATCGCGCGGGCCCACGAGGCGGCATGGGGCAGCGACGAGGCGATGCGGGCGTTCCGCAACACCGTGCTTGGCGAGACCTGGATGGAGACTGGCGAGGCGCCCGATTGGCAGCGATTGGCGGAGCGGCGCGAGACTTGGGCGCCGGGCACAGTGCCGGAGAAGGGTCTGTTCCTCACTGCGGGCGCGGATGTGCAGAAGGACCGGATCGAGGTCGATGTCTGGGCGTGGGGCCGCGGGCTGGAAAGCTGGCTGGTCGATCACATCGTGATCGAGGGCGGGCCGGGTGACCCGGACTGCTGGCAGACACTGACGGATCTGCTGGGCAGGACATGGGCGCATGAGAGCGGCCAGCACCTGACGATTGCGCGTTTCGCGATCGATTCCGGCTTCGAGACCAGCGCGGTGTATGGCTGGGCGCGGCAGGTGGGGTTTGCGCAGGTGGCCCCGGTCAAGGGGCTGGAAGGCTTCAACCGCGCGAGCCCGGTGACCGGGCCGACCTATGTCGATGCGACGTTGGGCGGCAAACGTCTGCGACGTGGCGCGCGGCTATGGAGCGTGGCGACCTCGACCTTCAAGGCCGAGACCTATCGCTTCCTGCGGCAGGACCGCCCAACGGTGGAAGACATCGCGGCCGGGGCCTCGTTCCCGGCCGGAACCGTGCATCTGCCGTCATGGGTCGACGCCGAATGGTTGAAACAGCTGACAGCCGAACAGCTGGTGACCGTCAAGAGCCGGCGCGGGTTCTCGAAGCTCGAATGGCAGAAGCTGCGCGAACGCAACGAGGCGCTGGACTGTCGGGTCTATGCGCGGGCCGCCGCCTGGATCGCAGGGGCCGACCGCTGGCCCGAGGCCCGATGGGCGGATCTGGAAGACCAGCTTGGGGTGGCGAAGACGGACGAGACCGACGCCGGGCCAGGCGCTTTACCGCGCGCTCAGGGCCGGACGGCGCCACGACGGCGGACGATGCGGTCGAGTTACATGGGCTGAGCGCTGATACTTCAGCGCGGTCGGAGCATCGTCTTTGCCGCACGCAGCGGAGATGCTATCTCCAGGGAGGTAACAAAAGGACGGAGTAGCCAATGACCGAGCCAACCATCGCGCAAAAAGCCCCATTCCCGACGGATGTCGAAGAGGGCAAGACCTACATGTGGTGCGCCTGCGGCAATAGCAGCGATCAGCCTTTCTGCGACGGCAGCCATAAGGGCTCGGGCTTTTCCCCGGTGAAATACACGGCCGAAAAGACCGGCAAGGTGTTCTTTTGCGGGTGCAAGCAGACGAACAACACCCCGCTCTGCGATGGTACGCATTCAAGCCTGTAAATTCCAGACAACGATCTCAGCAACGGAATGGCATCGACATCAGTCGCTGCTTTGTCGATCAGGCTTTCAGTGTCCAAAATCAGTGAGCGTGCCCGGCACGGGTCCGGGCTTATGCTTGGTCAGCGCCCAAGTCCCTGCGCCGATCGCGCAAGACGCTGTCGCAGGGAGCGGTCGCGCTTGAGATGCCATTCGCGGCGCATGGCCTCGATGCGGGATGGCCATCGCTCGGCATAGATCAGGGTCCACACACTGCCGCGTGTCGATTTCGCGCCGGTGCCGGAATTGTGCTCGGCCAGACGACGCTCGAGATCGAGGGTCCACCCGACATAGGTGCGATACCGAGAGGCAGTCCGGCTGCCAAGGACATAGACAAACCCGGTCACAACGGCTTTTTGCGCGCATCGCCGCGATGCCTCAGGAGCGGCCCGCGCCGCCGCGCCGCGAAGTCGTTGATGCTCACGTGAAGGCTTCGCTCGTCGATGTCTTCCGGGTCGAAGGTTTTGCCGTACCATTCCAGCAGGCGCTCGTGGTCCTCGTGTTCGGGATCGGACACCGCTTCGAGGAACTCCTCGAACCCGGTGATGCCGCCAACGTCCTCGGGCGGGGCCCGGCGTGCGCCGGCAATGAATTTGGGATATTCGGTATCCGCATCACCCTGCCGGACACTTTCGACGGTGATCCGGTGCCGCCAGTTATCTCCGAAGTCATAGACGTAGACGAACGCGCGCACGTCGCGATCCAGCAGGGTACCAAGCCGGATCGCCTTGGCCTTGTAAACCTTGCGTTCGTAGATCTCGTCATCGGGATGCGGCTCGCCATAGATCTTGTCGCCGATCACGAACTCGTAAAGGTGGTAGTCCCACCAATCCATCACGACCTGAATGATGTCGTGCAGCGCGGCCAACGTGGTCGACATTGGCAGATCCAGCTCGCGCCAGACGAGGGGATCGGTGTCTTCGAGTTCAATGCGAATGCGGGCAACGGTTTCTGACATGTCCGGCTCCGGATGCTGCGATACCCTGAAGATAGAAGGCCGGCCGCATGTCCACAATCGTCGATCTGAAGTCCCGCCGTGACGCCCTCACGGCACAACGATCCTCGGGCGTGGCGCGCGTGAGCTATGACGGCAAGACCGTGGACTATCGCAGCGTGGCCGAGATCGACCGGGCCATCGAGGCGCTGGATCGCGAGATCGCCGCCGCTGAAGGACGGCGGATCGTACGCCATATGCGCGTGACCACGTCGAAGGGGCTATGATCCATGGGGCTGTTAGATCGGTTTCGCCGCCCATCTGCTGGTGGCCCTGTTGGCGTGCGCGCCCGGCTCGAGGGCGCGATGTCAAAGCGGCGGCTGCGCGGCTGGAACCCGCCGCTGGAGAACATCAACTCGCTTGTGGCCTCCGGCGGTCCGCGCTTGCTGGCTCGCGCGCGCGAACTGGTGGTCACCAATGGTTATGCGGCGAATGCCTGCGAAGCCTTTGCGTCCAACATGGTGGGGGATGGCATCAAGCCGTCGTCGCTGATCGAAGATGCAAGCCTGCGCGACCGTGTCCAGCGGCTCTGGCTCGCCTGGACCGATGAGGCCGACGCCGACGGGCTGACCGACTTCTACGGCCTGCAGGCGATGGTCGCGCGCGAGATGTTTGTCGCGGGCGAGTGTTTTGTGCGGTTGCGCCCGCGCCGGGCCGAGGACGGGCTGCTGGTCCCGCTGCAGATGCAGTTGCTGCAATCCGAGATGCTGCCCTTCGAGAAAACCGGGACGGCGGCCAATGGCAACCGCATCCGCTGCGGGATCGAGTTCGATGCCATCGGCCGACGCGTGGCCTATCACTTCCGCCGCAACCATCCCGGCGACAGCACCGATCAGCGCGTGGCGGTGCCTGATACGGTGCGGGTGCCGGCCGAGGATGTGCTGCACATCTACCGCCCCATCGATGCGGGTCAGATCCGGGGCCTGCCGCATATCGCGCCGGCCATGGTGCGGCTGTTCCTGCTCGATCAGTACGACGACGCCGAGCTTGACCGCAAGAAGACCGCGGCGATGTTCGCGGGATTCATCACCAAGACCGCGCCCGAAGAGCCGATGATGGGCGAAGCAGAGGCGGACCTCGACGGCGCGGCCATGGCCAGCCTCGAACCCGGCACCCTGCAGGTGCTGCTGCCGGGCGAGGATGTGAAGTTCTCCAGCCCCGCGGATGTGGGCGGCGGTTACGAGGCGTTCCAGTACCGCACGCTGCTCGCGGTCTCGGCCTCACTTGGACTGCCCTATCACCTTGTCACCGGCGATGTGCGCCAGGCCAACTATTCGAGCCTGCGGGCCGAACTGGTGGAGTTCCGCCGCCGCGTGCAGCAGCTCCAGCACGGGGTGATCGCGCATCAGCTCTGCCGCCCGATCTGGGCGCGTTGGCTGGATACCGCGCAGCTGGCGGGCCGCCTGGATCTGCCCGACCCGGCGGCGGCGCGCATGGTGCAATGGATCCCGCCCCGCTGGGACTGGGTCGATCCGCTGAAGGACATCCAGGCGCAGGTGCTGGCGATGGAGGCCGGCATCACCTCGCGGCGCAAGGTGGTCGAGGCCACCGGCTACGACGTCGAGGAGGTGGACCGCGAGAATGCGGTGGATGCCAAACGCGCCGAAGCGCTCGGCCTGCGCTACCGCACCAGCCCGGGCGAGACGCAGGGCGCGCGGGCCACGCCCACACGGCGGCCACAGCCCCGCGATGGTGATGGCGATGACGGCGAAGAAGACGCCGGGGCCGCCACGCCCGACAAAACCCAACAGGAGTAACACCATGAACAGCTGGTACACGATCCGCGCCCGGGACGGCGGCGCGGAGGTGCTGATCTATGACGAGATCGGCGCCTATGGCATCTCGGCCCGGGGCTTTCTCGCCGAGCTGGGCGCGCTGCCCGAGGGCCCGGCCATCGACCTGCGCCTCAACAGCCCCGGCGGTTCGGTCTTCGATGCGGTGGCGATCCACAACGCGCTGAGCCGCCACGCCGGCACGGTCACCGTCTGGATCGACGGCATCGCCGCGTCGGCGGCGAGCTACATCGCCATGGCGGGCGACGAGATCGTCATGCCGGAAAACGCCTTCCTGATGATCCACGACCCGTCGGGACTTGTGATGGGCACCGCGGTGGACATGCGCGACATGGCCGGAACGCTGGACAAGATCGCGGCCAGCATGATGCGCGGCTACGCAGCCCGATCCGGCAAACCCGAGGACGAGATCGCGACATTCATGACGGCTGAGACATGGTTCGATGCCGCCGAGGCGCTGGAGGCAGGGCTGGCCACGCGCCTGGCGGAGCCGGTGCGCATCGCGGCCAGCTTCGACATCGGGCGCTTCCGCAATGCACCGCCAGAACTGGCAGAGGCGGTCGAGGCCGTAGAGCCGAATGAGGCGCCCACAGCTGCTGACATCGTTGAAGACGCCAACGATGTTGCACCGACCACCGATCCCGCGCCATCGCCCGAGATGGACGAGTCCGACGGCACTGTTGCAGCCGCCAACACTGCGCCGGACGCCACCGCCATCCGGGCCGAGGTTATCGCGCATGCGCGGGCGGTGGTCGATCTCTGCCGCCTCGCGGGCCAGCCGCAGATGGCCGGCCGGTTTCTCGAGGAGGACGTGAGCCTCGATGCGGTCCGCGCCAACCTGCTGGACGCCCGCGCCGCAGCGGAGCCGCAGATCACGCCGCATCACCCGCAACCCGGGCCGAACCCCACGACGCGCCCCTGGGGCGATGTCATCGCCCGCACGTTCAAACTGAAAGGCTGACTCATGAACACATTCACCGAAGGCCCGCATCCCGGCGGCTTCCTCACCTGGGAAGTCCTGCGCGGCTTCACCCGCGACACCGTCACCCTCGCCTCCGGGGCGGGCAAGCTCGCCCCCGGCACCGTGCTGGGCAAGATCTCCACGGGTGGCAAGTTCACCGTGCTGACCCCCAGTGCCTCCAACGGCAGTCAGAATGCCGCCGGCATCCTCTGGGGTCCTGTCGACGCCACCGATACCGATGCGCCCGCCGTGGTGCTGGTCCGCGGCCCCGCCATCGCCAACCGCCACGAGATCATCCTGCCCGAGGGCATCACCGAGGCGCAGACCATCACGGCGATGGCCGGACTGGCCGCGCTCGGCATCCTCCAGCGCTGAGCCTGAAACAGAAAGGACATTGCCATGGCCACCATGGATATCTTCGAGGGCGATGCGTTCACCATCATCGAACTCACCCGGGCTCTGGAAAACATCCCCTTCAAGCCCGCGATCCTGTCGGGCGCGGCGCTCTTCGGCTCCCGCGGCGTGCGCGCACGCACCGTGATGATCGAAAGCCGCGACGGCACGCTGTCGCTGATCCCGTTCTCCGAACGCGGCTCGGCTTACGAGAGCCAGATCCCCGAACGCCGCGAGATGCGGGCGTTTGTGTGCCGGCAGTTCAAGAAGCAGGACGTGCTCTGGGCCTCTGAAATCCAGGCGATCCGCGACTTCGGCTCGGAAACCGCCGTCCAGCAGGTGCAGGCCGAGGTCGCGCGCAAGTTGGGCCGGTTGCGCAACGACGCCGAGGCCACCTTCGAGTTCCACCTCTTCAACGGCATCCAGGGCGTGGTGAAGGACCCCAGGGACGGGGCCACGGTGATCGACTACCACGCCGAGTTCGGCATCACGCCGGCCACCGAGATCGATTTCGACCTGGACAACGGCACGCCCGGTTCCGGCGCGCTGCGCAAGCGCTGCCAGGCGCTGATCGAAAGCGTCGAGTACACGCTCGGCGGGCTGGCCGCGGGCCAGGTGCAGCTGCGTGCCGAATGTGGCTCGGCGTTCTTCGCCGATCTGGTGGCCCACAAGGAGGTGCGTGAGACATACCTAAACACCGCCGCGGCGGCCGATCTGCGCGGGCGCGTGGGTGAAGAGGTCAGCTTCGGCGGCATCACCTTCCGCCGCTACCGGGGCGGGCTCGGCTTCGGCGTGCCCACCGACAAGGCTTACTTCTATCCCGAGGGCGTCGAGGGGCTGTTCGAGATCTACTACGCCCCGGCCGACACGTTCGAGACCGTCAATACCGTGGGCCTGCCGCTCTATGCGCGGATGATCCCCGACCGCGACCGCGACGAATGGGTGCGCCTCGAGATCGAGAGCAATCCGCTGCCGATCTGCACCCGCCCACAGGTGCTGCGCTCGGCGCGACGGACGTGATGGACGCCGTCGCCATGGCGCTGGACGCGCTCTTCGCGGACGGCAACATCGCCAGCGAGGCGGTCTACACGCCCGACGGCGGCGTGCCTGTCCTTATCCGCGTGGTCACCCGCCGCGCGGACGACGTGTCCAACTTCGGCGACGCGCGGATCTGGTCGGAGACTACGCGGATCGATCTGCGCGTGGCCGAGGTGCCAAACCCGCGTCCCGGCGACCGTATCGAGGTGGACGACGAGGCGTTTCTCATTCAGGGCGAGCCCGTTCGTGACCGCGAGCGGCTCGTCTGGACCGTGGATCTAGGGCCGGCATGAATCTCAAACTCGACATCGTTGCGATGACGGGGCCCGGGTTGTAGCCGAGGAGCGCATGATGACGGCCCAAAACGGTCCGCAGTATCCCGCATGGTATCGGAACGTTGTTCTTTTTGGATAAGCTCTACGCGACGTCATTCAAGACGTGCCGGAACTTGCGCAGATTGTGCCGCGCAGGATGTGTATCCTTGGGATCGACAGAAATGAGCAGCGGACAGCGTGTTTCGTCCATCCCGCGCATCCCAACTCTCGCCATCCATAGGGAGCGAATTTATTAAATCCGCGTCTGGGCAGCGGCTTGCAGCAGATCCCTGAGAGGGTCGAAGTCAGGATGGTGGATCACTGGTCTCTGAATTTTCTGTAGGGTGCTTTGGCAGGATGAGGGGTACTGCCGCGAGGATGATCAGGACAATTGCCGCTGACAAGACGGCAGTTGCTTCCAATCCGAGACCCGCGATTACACCAATCGCGGCAGTCGCCCAAATACTTGCAGCCGTGGTCAAGCCTTCGACCAGGTGCTGCGCGCTGCGGACTATGATAGCGCCGGCGCCCAGGAAGCCGATGCCTTGCACGATGCCCTGCAGCACACGCGACATATCCTCGATCGGCATGCCGCTCTGTAACGGACCGATGACGAAAAGTGCTGCTCCCACCGCGACCAGCATATGGGTTCGCACCCCGGCGCTTCGTCCCTTGAGCTCACGTTCGTATCCGAGGATCCCACCAAGCACTGCCGCAAGCACCAGGCGTACGGTGATGCGAGTAATGGTCGACACGTCTGGAACGTCCGAAAACTCGCTGACGATGGTCGCCCAGATTTCTTCTCCCACGGTAGATTCCTCTTGCCGAGTCCCAGGAAGGGGATCGAAATTGAATGCCATAGAAGACGATGGTTCACAAATCGAAGTTTGCCAAAAGACAGCTTGATTCAAAGTGAGCGCGGCAATCCACGCGCACCGTGACATCGCGCCGTCGTGGACGCGCGATCAGTTCTCGGTCAAAGGCACCCTGATCAGGGTATGGACGAAGAGATTTATGGTGGAATGCTCAGGACGCGCCACCTTGAGGACGAAAAGCCGGACACCCCCTGCGCATGAGACAAGATTGCAATGACCAAAACCGCCCACGTCGGACCTCAAATGACCTGGCGCGATTTGAGCAACGTGCGGCTGGACCGGACGGTAGACTTTAGGTCTGGATGAAACTGAAGCTGAATATCGATCCCGACATCGCTGCGATCATGGCGGACGAGTTAGCGGCCGGCGAGAAGGCGGTCACTGCCGCCACTCGCGAGGCCGGGACCAGCCTCAAGACCGCCTGGCGCAGCCAGATCACCGGCGCGGGGCTGGGACAGCGGCTGGCGCGCACGATCCGGTCCGAGCAGTATCCGAAGGGTCGGCCCAGCCTGAACGCCGCGGCACTGGTCTGGTCAAAGGCGCCCGACATTGTCAGCGCCCATGATACCGGCCCGCTGATCCGCTCGCGCAATGGCTTTTGGCTTACGATCCCGACACCGGCCGCCGGAAAATCCCGCCGCGGCGGCCGGGTCAGCCCGGTCGAGTGGGAACGCCGCACGGGTCTGCGCCTGCGCTTCGTCTATCGCCGGTCCGGCCCGAGCCTGCTGGTCGCCGAGGGGCGGCTGAACAAGGGCGGCCGTGCGGTGGCGTCACGCTCGAAGACCGGACGGGGCCTGACCACCGTGCCGATTTTCCTGCTGGTGCCGCAGGTCAAACTGCCCAAGCGGCTGGACCTCGACCGTGACACCGCGCGGGTGCATGACAGTTTGCCGTGGCTGATCGTGGCAAACTGGGCGAGAGAGCGGCTGTAGACTGAAAACTCCTTCCCGAATGTATGGCACGAATAGCCGATCAACTGCAGGGCATGTGATCCTGAGCAATCGCTCGGCGGTCAACGGAGTAAGATGCTGCTGGGTCAAGCGACGGCACCATGATGTTATGGTGCCGCCGCATCCATCGACCGCCGCAGGAACACCTGCCCGATCAGCGCGATAGCGGCAGGCCGTCGGCAATCAACCGGTTCAGCGTGGGACTGTCGACATAGCCGGTCACAGACAGGCCGCGCGCCTCCTGGTAGTTGCGCAATGCCTCGCGCGTCGTGCCGTCGAACTGGCCGTCAACCGGCCCGGTGCTGAATCCCTGCGCCCGCAACTGCGCCTCGACCATGCCGCGGGTTATCATGTTGAGCCCCAACGCCGCCTCGGTCTCGCGAGCCTGCTCTTGCGAGACGGCGTCCTGATCGGGGGCTTCCTCCTCGGTCAGGTCGGAAAGCCGCTCGGCGGCCCGCTCGGAAAATGCGCCCTCGGGAAAAGAGTCGAGATATTGCATATAGGCGTCGGCGGTGTCGGTCTGCTGCGCGGCGTTCCAGGCGGCCTCGTCGGCGGCTCGCGCCTCGGCCTCGCCCATTTCGGCGAGACGGGCGCGTGCACGACCGGCAAAGGCACCGTCTTCATGCGCGTCCAGATAACGGCCATACGCGGTTGCGGTATCCTCACCTTGGGCACGCCTGCCACGCCTCGCGGTCACGCGACGCTTCGATCTCGGACAGGCGCGCGCTTGCGACATCCGAAAACAGCCCGTCGGGGAACCGCTCGAGATAGGCCTGCAGCCCGGCTTCGTCCTGACCGCGACCGATGTCCTCCCAATAGGCGCGGTCCGCGCGCTCGCGCTCGAGCGCCTGTTCGCGCTCCTGCTCTTCCAGTTCGGCCCGGCGGGTTGTCGCCATCTCGTTCAGGATGGCGATCTGCTCAGCGGTCACAAATCCGGTGGCCTCAAAACCGTTCGCCTCCTGCCAGTTACTGATCGCGTTACGGGATCCGGGACCGAAGATGCCATCGACACCGCGTGTGTCATAGTCGAGGACGGTGAGATTGCGCTGGATCTGCTGGCGCGCGGCGGTGCCAAGGTCCAGCGCCGCCTCCATCCGCTCGGGATCGCGGGCCAGCGTGTCGATTGCCGCGCGTGCCTCATCGGCAAACTCGCCATTGGGATACTCGGTCAGATAGGCCTCGTAGGCGATGATGGTGTCGGCATCCCGCGCGGCTTGCCAGGCTTCGCTCTCGGCCTCCGCATTCGCGTCCTTGGCGGCATCGGGGTCCTGGGCCGCGTCGTCCTGCGGCAGAAAGGTCACGAGCGGCGACAGAAAACCATGTGCCTCGAGCCCGGTTGCGCCTTCAAGCATGTCCGGCAGGCTCAGACCCCGCTGCACAAGCGTGTCCTCGGCGAACCCCAGAATATCCGGGATCCCGCCCGAGATCACCGTGACACCCTGTGGCGGATCCACCATGCCGAGGCCTGGCATGAGGCCGGTGCCGAGCGTGACAGGTGCGTCTTCCTCGGCGCCTGTGTCTTCAGACAGATCGGCCTCGGAGCCCAGCAACACCAGCGCCCCGCCGGGGGACCGGCTCGCGATTTGCATCAATGTGTTCAGTGACAGCGCCTCGCCGTCAAGCGTGGCCAGCGACAGCTCTCCGGCCTCCGCGGTCTCACCGGGCAGGTACCAGCTGGATCCGCCAGAATTGGCAAAACGCCCGGTCAACAGGATGACGCTGCGCTCGGGGGCGGGCTCCGTCAGCAGGCTGCCCAGATCCTCGCGCAAGGCGTCGATCTCCGGATCGACACCGGAGACAACCTCGAAACCGGCCGCCTCCAGCGCCTCTGCGGCACCGGACATATCGCCGGCTGCGGTCAGTTCCTCCTCGCCGTAGGTCTCCGTTCCCATCAGAAAGGCACGGTTTTCAGCCATCGCCGGCGGCGCAACAACACAGGCGCAGGCGATCACGAAGCGCAGTCTCATCTTTCAAACTCCTTTAGCTTGAGGCGTGGCGAAGGTGCCGCCAACACATGGCCACAACCCCTCCTCGGGATTCAACATGCCAGTTTTGGACCGGTTACACCATCGCCGGGTCGACCGCCGGGATGGCGGCGGCCCACCCAACGATTGCCTGTGACGCAATCAAGCTGGAATCGACCGTGATTGCCAAGACGACGATATGTCCTGTTTTGTTCGGGCTATGCGTTGGCTACACTTTTTCTTATGAAGCAGTGGACATGTTGGCTCCTGCCGGCTTGCCACCAATGAGATAGGCGGCTGTACCAAGACGATCAGCGATGCGCCAAAGTATCCAGGTTGCGCCGTAGACAAACACAAGCAGCAGTCCGAATTCGACCGGCCACGACCAAGAGAGTTGCGCAGCAATTGCGAGACCGACCAGCGTCAGCGGGAAGTGCAGGACATAGAGTGGGAATACGGCCCGGTTCAACTCCGTCAGCATGGTGCTTGGAATGTTCAGAAAGCGGACCGCGAGCCCAAGGGCAGACATGCACCATGCCCAGGCAGTCACCGCTTCCACGACTGAGTAGAGCGCGGCGTTGGGCGGTTGCAAGTCCGCATGAACCCACCCTCCTGCGGCAAGAGCCTGGCCGCTTGGCTCATCTTCCAACAAAGCAAGGGTGAGCAGCCCGGCCTTGACCAGAAAAAACAGCACGGCGACGCTCAACAGCATCCAGACGCGACGTCCGGCCCAATCCAGAAAGATCTGGTGCTTCGCGCCAATAAGGTATCCTCCGATGAAGAACAGCAGATAGAGGGCGAACTGATAATTATCACCGGCAATCGCGGCCGCGTAAGGCTTCAGTCCAAGTATGGCCAAAGCCGACAGGGCAACCAAGGCTGCCAGCAGCGCCGGGGGCGAAAGCGGCAGACGGGCGATCTGGTCGCGCATGGCGAAAAGGGGCCAGCACAACAGGGTATAGAGCGCCAGGTTGAACAGAAACCACAGATGCTGAACCTGAGTCGGCGCAGGGTCAGTCAACCAGAGCCACCAGAACGCAAAAAAGCCCGGTGCGTCACCGGTAATCCGTGCGATCGCATAACCGCTGAAAACATTGAGAAACGCGGCACCGAACAAGGCGGGTACCAGAAGCCGAAAAAGCCGATTGCCAATGAACCGCCGACCAGCGCCGTTGCGCGTGATAAACCAGGTCCCGATCCCGGCAATCAGAAACAGCGAGGGAAGCCTCCAGCTGTGGCTCCAGAAAATGAAAAGGCTCATCCCCTCACCGGCGAGATCATTGTTCACGAACCGATAGATATCGACACCCCAATCGACAAAGCCGACAGCGACATGATGCGGAACCAGAAGCGCAAAAAGCAGCACACGCAGCCAGTCAAGCTCATATCGGCGGTCCATATCTTCTTCCTCTCATATCGGCCCCAACAGCCTCTGTGCCGCGCATCCGGCCCCCGGATTCACCACGCGCACCGCGCACCAGGTTCGTAGCGACTGTATGAAAAAAGCAGTGCCCGGTCTCGGTGCCGTGTTTCATCATCGCGGTGGCGATGTCGCGCCCCTCAGGCACGAAGCACCAAGCGCCAATACAGCCATACCGCTCGATGTTGCGCTGGTGGCAGTTGATCTCCTGGCCTGGGGTCAGTTGGGTGGGCCCGACCGTTGCGGCATCCCCCTCGGCTCGTCGGTCTCCGCAGCATCCAGCCCCGGGGGCGATTGCGTCCTCTCATTTTCGCTCGCCCTTGCGTTGCCAGAACTCTGACAGGCTGTGCAGGGCACGGCAAGATCGACGCCTTCAGAAGTGTCGACTACCCACCACCATCAACGTTCACCCGCTCCAGGAGCCACCCATGCCCTCGACCCGCGAGACGATCCTTGCTGCGCTGACGGCGCAGCTGGCCGCACGCGCGGGGGCGGAGGTCCGGCGCAACGCGATGCTGCCGGAGCGGGTGCCGGCCGAAGGGCTGGTGATCCTGCGCGACGGCAATCCTGGCGAGCCGGATGTGACGCTGAGCCCGTGG